AATTCAGCGTTGTTGACATAATGTGTAGGTTGTTTAAGCTTAGGTTGGTTTTCCATAATCAATGTAACTTCGTTCCTTTATTGGGGTGAACATAATTTAAAATACTATCTTCCTCTTCGTCTTCTGGCTCTTCGGAATTTAATTCAAGACTGAGATACGGAACATCTTTTCTATCGATGTGCATAATATCTTTGTATTGATTATATCTTTCTAGTGCAGAAGGTTTAATGCTGTTTACTGACATAATACAGTTTGTCTTCAGTGTGTATGTAAGATCGGTAGAGACGGGGTTAAATGGAGACATACTTACTGTCTCAATAACCTGTCCTGTGTTATCTACAAACTTAAAATTTGAAAATAAAACAGGCTTATCTAATTTGACAAACTTTTTAGTGGTGAGAGTTTCATCATTTAAAGGTTCGTCAATACCACAAGCTATAACTTCACCTGTGATGAGCTTAAGAGAAATAAATTGCATTAGAGTGGGACCTTAATTATTTTATAATCAAAATGTTCATCATTATATATTTTGATACGTTCAGCCATATGTAGGAGAGTGAAGTTCTTTTTAGCTTTCCAGCTTAAGTCATCACCTATGTCATATAACTTACAACGATCTTTAGTTTCACTTGTTCGCAACCCACGTCCGATACTTTGTAAGTTCCTAATACGACTCTTAGAAGGACTAGCAAAGATAACATTATGTAGGTTTCTAATATTTATACCAGTTGAAAATGTTCCAAAAGAAGCTACGATAATAGCATTGTCTTCTTTCTCAGTGATGCGTCTTACTTCTTCACGACTTGCTGTATCAGTACTACCATGAACAAAGAAAATCTTTCTACCCTCCTCAGCTTTAGATTCAATGTCGGCATGAAGAGCTTTACCGTGCTTCTCTACAAATTGAAATAAGATCAAAGTATTCCCCGTTTGTTTTAAAGCTAGGTTTCTAATAAATGTATTTCGTTTTTCATGTTGAGTTAGAAAGTCCATTTCGTCATGATATGTAAATGCTCTTGCTATCTTTCTATGCTCTTCTTTGTGTTCTAATATAATGCAGCTGATATCTAAATCAGCTAATTGTTTATTCTTAATTAGATTCTTTGTGGTAGTCACTTTATGAACAGGACCAAATAATCCTTCTAAGACTAGTTTATGTGTTTGTGTTCCATCTAGTGTTCCTGTTGTGCCTATCCTTCTTCTACATTGTGGCATCTTATTTAATATAGAAGTTAGACTCTTAGCTTTGAATAAATGTGCCTCATCTCCATAGACAACTTCAAACCTACTAAAGAATTGTTTTGGTAGTTTGTATAAACTTTGCCAAGTACTAATTACAACTGGATAGTTTAAACTTTTATCATGTCCAGCATAGATACGATGGACATAGTCTGATGTCTTCCATCCATTAGCAGAGCTGTAATCTTGGAAGTCAGCAAAGAGCTGTTCAACAAGAGATGTGGTTGGGACTAAGATTAACTGAGGTCTATTCTTTTCTAGGTGGTATCTAACAAGACTGTAAATGATTAAACTCTTGCCTGATCCTGTTGGACTTAATAGAAGAGTTCGTAAGTCATTTATACTTCTATCAACAGCTTCAACTTGATAGTCTCTGATTTCAATTGGCTTACCGTGCCCATGGAGGTTTAATTTTTTAACATACTCCAGTGTTGTATCTTTATCGTATCTATCTTCTTTGTAAGACTTCTTCCATTCAGAAAGATCGATTGAGTATTGCATAGTTGTTGCAAATAATTCTACATATGGAACCAGGCCTACATAAAGCTCTCTTGTAAACATATTATAGAGTCTAACTTTTCCATCCCACAGCTTAGCCTTGAACTGAGGCATGAACCTAGCTCCTGGCTGCTCGAATGTAAAGTAGTCTGAAAGCTCTTGCATGATACCAGGATCGGTATCAATACGAGCATGGACGTGATCTTTGAACTTAACTGATATGTCGGACATTACATGAGGCCATTAGTAAATTTCGTCCACTCTATTGCCCCTTTAATGTCCCATGTTCTTGTATTTAAACTCTTTAGTATGCTTTCTAGTGCATACATGACCGTCTTAAGATACTCAATCTTATCCTGCAATTGGATTAGATCTTGATCCGTTGATAGGAATTCATCCATTTCACTCTTAATGGGTTTTATTCCTTGCCATTGGTCCCATCCTTTGGCATCCAACTCATTCTGGTCGAGTTCACCTCGATAGTAACGATACTTCACTCTTCTCAATAAAAGATAATCAGATTCGGACTTACGAACTTGAAGTCTTGTATTGGATAGGAGAGTTAAATATTTGGAATGAAGTTTTGCTGTCTTAACTGATTCCGATCCTAAATCGGTCTCACTAATGACAGAATCTTTCTTCCATTCTTCTTGTAGATCAGTTAATTTCATATCACCTATTATAACGTATAATATCCGACATTACGACGGATACTAGCTATTATAATGAATAATATAAATGGTTCAACTAGTATTGTTCGATTGTGAACAATTTATATTTGAAAGAGGCAATCCCTACAAAATATTCCATTCCTTGTGTTGTTAGATCAAAGTCTAAACCTTCTAATCCAACTGGAAATAAATCTTGGAAGCTTAATCTTACTACGGGGTTGTTGTTACTGTTAAGAATAACAAGCGATGCATCACTAAAGAGAGCTTGATACTTGTCAGTATCAAATGCTGAAGCTCTATTGCCAAGAGTTCTATATTGATTACCACTTGATGGTACACCCATACTAACTAACCAATCATAAAGCTCTTTATAGTTTGACATATCTTCATTAATTAAAAATCTAATTGTGAAGTCGCCAAATACTAATTTATCTCCTGGATGAGGAATATCTACAAACGAACTTTGTTGTAAAGCATTGCCTAATTGGACAGGAGGCAAGTTAGCGCTCTGACATGTATAGGTTACATTAGGAAGTTTAGCTACCATAAACTTAAAACTATTAGGCTTTAAGTAATTTGTGTTGATACTGTTATCAGCCTCGTATATTGCAGAGAAGCTCGATGTAGCTGTAAATCTTGTTGTCGTTGTACTCATTTATTTTCCAATAATTGTTGTCAAAACACTTGACCTAGTATTTAATTCACGGTGAGGCTCCATTATGACCATAGACCCTTAAACTATATTTATAGGAAAAGAAAAAGGAGACCGAAGCCTCCTTTTCCCATTTTTACCTACTACTAACCTAACTATTACATTAAGTTTGTAACACGAACGCGTCTGTAGTATGTATTTGTACCAGCTGTTAGACTTGTGAATGGGTTAGTAACTAAACCATAACGTGTCTTGAATCCAATTTTAGGTTGGAATGTTGCTGGATCTACTGCACGAACCATTTGTAATGGAACGTATGGGCAATAGAACATACCTGCGTCATATGGTGATGTACCTTTATAACCAGCTACGTAGAATTGTGAAGCTGTATTCAAGTTAGCTGAATATGGATCCACATAAACTTTAATCTTACCATTTAATACACCAGCAAATGTATTGCCTGTGTCGTCAACGTTAAGTGAAGTTGATAGAGCAGGTGTGTAATCTAAGATACCAGCCATTGACAATGCTGATGCAACGTCTGCTGATACGATTAGAATGTTACCTTTGCCTCTACGTGTTGTTTGAGCAATACTGTTGCAATCACGTTCGATTTGGAATAGTAAGCCTTTGAAGCGTTCTACTGACCAACGACCGTTAGCATCTGTATCTAAGTCAAATACACCGAATGTTGTTGTAGCACCAGTTTGTGCACCAGGTTGAGCTGCAGAGTAGATTGTACGAATAACTTCGCGGTTGATTTCAAATAAAATTTCTTGTGAAAGAATATTTGATAATTCACCTTCTGCGTCAAGACCGTGTACTGCTTTCAAGTCTTGTGCTAATTCAACTGTGTATTGAGCTTTAAGACCACGTGTCTTAGCAGCCACAGTTGTTTTCTCAATTGAGAATGCCATTTCGCCGAAAGCGTATGTATCACCCAATTGTTCTGCGTCACCTGTAGCAATACCAACACCAGTTGTATATGGTGAAGCTACTGGGTTTGAACCAGCGTGAGCTGTGATTGAAGAACCAGCAAAGTCTGTATCAGCTTCGTTAAATAACGCTTCTGTATTACCTTGTGATGTATAGTTTGATTTCATAGCGAAGATCAAACCAGTTGGGCCTGTCATTGGTTGTACACCGCAAACGTCATATGCCATTAAGTTAGGCATTGCACGGCGAACTAAAGAGATTAAGATTGGATCATAACCTGCTAAGTTGCTGTTTGCTGGTGAGTTAACTTGACCTGAAAAACCACCACCCATAGCGTTAGCTGGAGTAGCTTCCCATAAAGCTGATTTTTCTTCGATAAGAGCCTTTTCTTGGTTCTCTAAAAGAACTGTTGTTACATGCTTTTTGTAAGCATCTTTAATTTCTGGTAAGTCAGGGTGTTCAACCACTGCTTGCCACTTTTGTTGAATTTGTTCTGTCAACATGTTAGTTTTTCTCCTGAAGGAATTGTTGATTCTATTATTTATAAATGTTTAACTTTTGCTGTTCTAGAAAGCGCATCTACATAGTGTTTTACTTGTGATGGTACTTCTTTTGTAGCTGCTGGATCATTTCCAATTTGTGCTGACTCTTCTAACATTTTTTCTGGGCTAGATGGAGCTGCTTTAGAGAAATGATTTTCTTTAACAACTTTTACCTTTTCAATGAAGAGGTCTTCGTTGTCAAAATCTACGCCTTCTAAAAGCTTAGCCATTTTCTCAGCATCCGTAGCTGTGAGATCATGACACGCTTGTTCAATAATTCTATTACGTTTGATTTCGTCTAGTTCGGCTTTCAATTGAATGTTAGCCTCGATAGTTTCATCTAAACGGCCAGTGATTTCGTCAACCTTAGTAGACATGTCTTCTAAGACGTCAACTTTATCTTCTGGTACTTCAAAGTAATGCTCTTGGAAAAGATTCTTTAAACCAATCATGAAATCTTCAGCAACTTCTGCACGAAGACCATTTTCCACTTCAATCTCATTGTCCTTCATCCATTGTTCTACAACATAATTTAGATATGAATCAACCTTCTCTACAAGACCTTCTTTGAGCTCTTCAAAGTCATTTGCATTTTGTTCATGCAATTCATTTGTAATAGCCTCGACTTCATTATTGACGCGAGCAATAACTGCCGCCTCAAAAATCTTACCAGCTTGAGATTTAAACTCTTCTGATAAATTAGTATCCGCTGCAAATACAGATTCAATATCTTTACGTAAGTCTTCCATTTTCATGTCAATCTTACGTGGTTCTGCTGGAACTTCTGCAATTACGTCTTCGATATTGTCTAAATCTTCTTCTGTGATAGTAGCTTCAGAATCTGCATCTACATCTTCTTTTTTAACATTGCCAGCACTGTTTGCTTG